GGCCTCAAATCCAAGATTTTTTTAAAGGTGTTACGAATAACCCGAATGTTACAACAAAAATAGGCCCTGGTTACGACATAGATAAACAAAAAATGGATGATAATCTATTTTCAATAAATATACCCTTCAGTACTGGATAATTAATGTACATAACAGATTTTTTAAATAAATATAAAAGAGACTTGAATAATAGAATTGATGATATAAGTATTTCATTGACTAGTGGTAGTGCATCTGATATTGGTCAATACAAAGCGATGGTAGGCGAAATACAGGGATTAACCTACGCATTGGAACATGTACAAACCCTGCTAAAGAAGGTGGATGATGAGTCTGATAGTACCAGAATACGTTCTAGCACAGAGGAACGCTAAAAAGAAAGCCGAAGAAGAAGCAAAAAAGTTAAATTTAATACAAAGAATACCACAGCCAACGGGTTGGCGAATATTAGTTATGCCTTACATGGGCAAAGAAAAAACTGAAGGTGGTGTTTATGTTCCAGATCCAGTAAGAGAAAGAGAAGCGAGAGCCACAGTTACAGCATATGTAGCTAAAGTGGGACCTTTGGCATATAAAGATATTGACAAATTTGGAGAAGATGGGGCTTGGTGTAAGGAAGGCGATTGGGTTTGTATTGGTCGTTACGCTGGGTCACGATTCCAGATAGAGGGTGGGGAAGTTAGAATAATCAATGACGATGAAGTCATTGCAACCATTGTCGATCCTGACGACATCAAATCATACGGAGTTTAGTATGCAAGAAGAAAAACTTAAAGTAGAAGAAATGGAAGAAGAAGGCCAAGAAATAGAAATTGAAGAAAAAGTTGATGATAGCAAACAAGAAGAAGTTGTCGTTGATACCAAAGCTTCAACCGAAGAAAAAAAACAAGACGATTCAGATGTTGATGATTTGTCTGAATATTCGGAATCTGTCAAGAAACGTATTAGCAAACTTACGAACAGATTTCGTGAAGAAGAAAGACAGAGACAAGCTGCGCTTGAATTTGCTGAATCTGTCAAGAAACAAAACGAAGAATTAAAAGCAAAAATTGATAAGTTAGACACTACTTATGTTGGTGAATTTGATACGAGGGTTCAGTCTCAATCAATAGCGGCAAAAGAAGCTTATCGAAAAGCTGCGGAAGAAAATGACGTAGATGCTATGTATGAAGCATCACAAAATATAGCTAGAATAGCTATGGAAGAAGCTCGTCTTAATGAATTAAAAACAAGAAGAGAGCAACAAACGAAAGAAGTTGAAGCTGCACCAGTTGCTCAACCTCAACAACCTCAACAACCTCAAGCAAGACCAGACCCTAAAGCAGAAGACTGGGCTAGAAAAAATGAATGGTTTGGTCAAGATAACACTATGACATATGCAGCTTTTGGTTTACATAAGCAATTAATTGAGGAAGAGGGGTTTGACCCAAACTCAGATGAGTACTATAATGAACTTGATAATAGGATTAGATCGGAGTTTCCGCATAAATTCAAAGAAACTCCTAAAAAGTCTAATAGTCCCAGAGTCGCCTCTGCTGGGACAACGGCTTCAAAGTCGTCATCACCAAAGGGACGCAGAACAGTCAAGTTGACTGCTTCGCAGATTGCTATTGCGAAACGGCTGAATGTTCCGCTTGAAGAATATGCTAAATATGTGAAGGAGTAAAAACATGGCAGAAAAAAGAATATCACGAGAGAATGAGTCTCGTGCAAAGACCCCGGCAAGAAGAAAACCGTGGGCACCTCCATCAAAGCTGGCAATGCCAGAGGCACCCGCTGGGTACAAACAACGTTGGATCAGAACTCACTTAAGAGGTGAGGATGATAAAACGAATATGCACTCAAGACTTCGGGAAGGCTGGGAACCAGTAAGGGCGGATGAGTATCCAGATTCTGGAGACATGTATCCAACCATTGAAGAGGGTAAGAATGCAGGGGTAATCGGTGTAGGTGGTTTAATGCTTGCTCGAATACCAGAAGAAACGGTACAAGAAAGAACTGAATATTATCGGGACCAGACCCGCAACCAGATGAAAGCCGTGGATGAAAACCTAATGAGGGAACAACATCCCTCGATGCCGATCCATACGGATAGGCAAAGTCGTGTATCTTTCGGCGGGAAACCAAAGCCCTCCGAGTAACTATAATGAAGCAAAAGGAGCTTAAAAATGGCTAATGTAAACGTAAAGTTTGGATTAAAGCCGATTAGTGTAATTGGTGGTGGCATCAATTCTACTAGTCAGTATTTTATCAAAGCCGATGCTTCAGCGATTTTTCAGGGTTCTCCAGTTGAAGTCGAGTTGACAGGTGGAACCGCAGCAATAATTACAAGTGCCGATGGAGATGGTAAACAACTCCTTGGCGTTTTTGCTGGATGTGAATACGTTGATGCATCAACAGGTAAATTAACATTTAAAAACACATGGGCAGGATCAGGAACAGCTGATGCTAACTTTGATATTAAATGTTTTATTTATGATAACCCAATGCAAAAATTTATTATTGCATCAGATGGTACAAATACAGACAGAGCAACTGCAAAGGCAGACATATTCAAGACTGCACAACTTGCAACTGCAACAGCTGGAAATACAACCACTGGTTTATCAAGTGCAATGATAGATATATCATCAGCTGAAGCTAGCGACCCATCAAATCCTTTGATGATTGTTGGTCTTCATGAAGATGTGACAAACGCTGATCACTCTGCTGCAGGTATTTCTTACATTGTTAAAATTAACAATCATGTGTACGCCGCTTCTAGTGGTGACGCTGATGCTGCTATATCATAAGGAGTTTTAATTATGGCAATTTCAAGAGCACAACTCGCCAAAGAATTAGAGCCTGGTTTAAACGCCCTCTTTGGTATGGAGTATAATAGGTATGAAGGTCAACATGCCGAAATCTTTGACACCGAGTCATCTGACAGAGCGTTTGAAGAAGAAGTAATGTTGAGCGGATTTGGAGCTGCACCGACTAAAGCAGAAGGTAACGCAGTGACATTTGACGATGCAAATGAGGCTTATACTGCAAGGTATAACCATGAGACAGTTGCAATGGCGTTCTCAATAACAGAAGAAGCCGTAGAGGATAACCTTTATGACAAAATTTCTTCTCGTTACACAAGAGCACTTGCAAGATCTATGGCACATACCAAGCAAGTAAAAGCAGCAAATGTGTTAAATAATGCATTCGACACTTCTGTAACAGGCGGTGACGGAAAAGCATTATGTGTGACAGACCATCCATTAACAAATGGTGGTTCACTAGATAATGTTGCAGCAGCAGATCTTAACGAAACATCTTTAGAAGATGCTTTAATTTCTATTGCAGGTTTTACAGATGAGCGTGGATTAATCATTGCTTTAAGAGGCATGAAGTTAATTATACCTCGTCAATTACAATTTGTAGCAGAGAGATTAATGGCAACTAACTTAAGAGTAGCAACAGCAGATAACGACATCAACGCTATCAAGTCAACTGGTATGTTACCAAATGGCTATGTAGTGAATGATTTCTTAACTGATACTGATGCTTTCTTCATTAAGACAGATGCTCCAAACGGATTAAAGCATTTCGAAAGAATGCCTTTAGCAACAGCTATGGATCCAGACTTTGAGACAGGAAACATGAGATATAAAGCAAGAGAGAGATATTCTTTCGGCTTCTCAGATCCTCGTGCAGTGTTTGGTTCACCAGGAGCGTAAGCTAAATTACAATTTAACGAAAAGGGCAGTTACATACTGCCCTTTTTTGTGTATAATAAACTAACCTTGACAGTTACATGGTGTAACTGACATTTGCCACGACAAGGAGATTTAAATGGCTAATACAACTTTCTCGGGTCCTGTCCGATCCGAATCTACAATTAAAGCAGTAAGCAAGAATGCTACTACTGGCGTAATCACAGAAGTAACAACATATGGTGGAGCACCAGTTGCTTTAGGTGATGAAGATAAAACACTTGATAATGCCACACATAGTGGAAGAGTTTTAGTGGTTCCAGCAGTAACAGCTAACCGTACAATTACACTTCCAAGTCCAGTTGCTGGAGCTAACTTTAAATTAATTTATGGTGGTGCAGCGACAGAGACAGAGAATTTAATTATTGACTCTGGATCAGACACTAACTTTTTCATTGGTGGTATACAGCACTTAGACACTAACGCTGATAACGTAGCTGTTTATTCAGATGGAAACTCAAACTCAAAAATAACATTAGTAGATTTTGGTGCAATGGAAATAAACATTACAGCCAAAGATTCAACTAACTGGTATGTTTGGGGTAATGTACTTTCTGCTACTGTACCAACATTTGGTGATCAATAATAGGAGGTTAATATGGCAGGGTCAGTTTCTGACGTAAAAGCCTTTAACCACAACCAAGGTGATGCTGCTGCGGTTGTAGGTCCAACAAGGTCAAGAATAAGACAGCTTGTAATTTTTGGAAATGCTGCTGGAGCATTAACAATTACCGATGGAAACGGAGGGTCTACTTTATTAACTCAAAGTTTTCCTACGGGGTTACACACATTAAATATTCCTAGTAACGGAATATTAGCAGAAAACGGAGCGTATATATCCGCTTTTACTGGTACTGGTAATAAAATAACTTTATTTTTATCATGACACGAAAAGCAGATAAACAACCTCCAAAAACTAAAAAGTATTTCCGCTCCACTAAGTCTGGAGCGGGAATGACTAAAGCAGGTGTTGCTCGATATAGAAGAGAGAACCCTGGGAGTAAGTTAAAAACAGCTGTTACTGGCAAAGTCAAAAAAGGTAGTAAGGCTGCAAACAGACGCAAATCCTATTGTGCAAGATCAGCAGGGCAAATGAAAAAGTTCCCTAAAGCTGCAAAGAATCCTAATAGTCGTTTGAGACAAGCTAGAAGAAGGTGGAAGTGCTAATGAATATGAAGGAAATAGCAACAGGTGTATCTATCGTTTTGTTTGCAGGTGCTATTGGATGGACTATGCAAACTCTCATTGAGGTAGATAAAAGAACTGCTATTATGGCAGAGAAAGTTTCTGAAAATCATAAGATGATTAAACCTTTGTGGGAAGATTTTATAAGAAGGAGCAAACCGAATGGCAATCTTGCGAAGCTCGATGACGAAACAGATAACAAAGCCTGGTTCAAGTGGAAATAAAAAAAAGAAAAGAAAGAGAAATAATAAAAGGAAGTCCTGTTAAATACTGTTTGAAGTGTGGACGTAAGAAATGGTCCTGCAAGTGTTACAAAGTAACGGGATTCGAGGAGTTAAGAAATGCCAAAAGACGCATGTTATCACAAAGTAAAAGCAAGATATAAAGTTTTTCCATCCGCCTATGCATCGGGTGCTATTGCAAAATGTAGAAAAGTAGGTGCAGCAAATTACGGAAACAAATCAAAGAAAGCAGATGGCGGTATTATGGATAAACAAGCCGTTATCAAAGCATCAAACGGTAAAGTATATAGAAAAAGAAAAGCAAAAGATCCACGAATCGCAAGAGGTTGTGGCGGTGTTTTAAAGGAAAGACGAAAGAAAACGAAGTATTCATAATGGCAGTAAGAAAGACAAAATCAGGACTAGCATTGAAACGATGGTTCAAGGAGGGCTGGAAAGATGTTAAAACGGGTAAGCCATGTGGTAGGAAAAAGGGCGAGAAAAGGGGTACGCCTTATTGTCGCCCAAGTAAAAGGGTGTCTTCAAAGACTCCGAAAACTGCTTCGGAGATGACTTCTGCTGAAAAACGTAGTAGAATAAGACAAAAGAATAAGTTAGGTCAACCAGCTGGTGCACCTAGAAGAGTTAAGTCTCTTAGGAGAAAGAAATAAATGGCAACATCAAATTCAAG